CAGAACCTCACGGTCGTTTAGATGTGTCGTTTGGCGGTATAACGATCGTCGGAGGGGCTAATTCAGGCACAACGTCCAGGTCCGCAAATACCGATGGGTATTTCCGAATGGGTGCCGTCCACTACAACAAGTCGGAAGAGCCAGCGTCTGTTTTTATGATGCACAACAAATCAGATGACAACGCTCTGTACATCGGTGGCGGTTCATCACTAATGAACGCCGCGATGAATATCACTTTCTGGACTGCTGCCAATACTACAACGACCGTTGGCACAGAAAGAATGAGAATAAAACCAAACGGCAACATATACATGTATGACCTTATTACCGGAGGAGCTTCCGATCTGAATATTGCTCCAGATGGTCAACTAATCCGGGTAGTATCCTCAGGCCGATATAAAGAAAATGTTAGAAGTCCCGATGTTGACCCGGCAATCATTTTAAAATTTAAACCTACACAATTTAGATGGGCGGATGACGAACGTGTAGTACCAGCTTCACGTGGTAAAGATGATTATGGCTTTATCGCAGAACAAATCGCAGCTGTAATGCCTGAAATGGTTAACTATAACGAGGATGGTACTGTTCAGTCGTGGAAGACGCAAAAAATGCTGGTCCTCGCAGTTGCAGAGCTACAAAGACAAAACCAGCGCATCGATGCGCTGGTAGAGCAAATAAACAAATTAAAAGGAGTGTCTAATGGAAAATCAAAATTGTAGTACAAGTGAAAGAAAAGAAATTTTAGTTCCCGATCAAACGGCGTTTATTCTTGAAACGCAGAAGTTTGATAAACTAATAACTGCGGCGGAGCTGGAGGTTGCACGGCTGAAAAATGCGCGTGCTAGCTATATTTTTGATAACAACATGCAACTGGCATTAAAAAAGTATAGTCAAAATAACCAGGTTCCAGCTCCCGCGAAAAAAAGAACACTAAAAAATGATTGAAGATTTCGAATTCAACGCCGAAACAGGCCTCTTTGATGATGTTGCTTCAGAATCGGTTTTACCAGTGGAAGAAAATGTTTACAGGCTAAAAAAAGAGAAGGCAGCTTTTATATATAATACTAATTTAAAAAAGGTAATTGATTCTGCATCTGAAAAATAACGGGGGCACAGTGGCAAACAGCATAGGAAAACACATCAATTCTATTCAGGTGGCAATAACAATATCGGGATTTATTTTTTTTGCTGGTGTTCAGGTTGAATCGGAAAGGCAAACAACAAAAAGAACTGAATACTGCGAAAAACGGATCGGATCAGTTGAGGCAACACAATTGCAGAAAATCGAGAAGCTAACGGAATCAATAATAAATCTTGAAAAAGCGGTTGTTCAGCTTCAGACCCAAATACAGTACATTGGTTCTGTGGATAAAAAAGGTGGTTAAAGATGGATTTAACAAGCGCAATAAGTAACTTCGCCGGCGGTGTTTCAGGGAAAGCAGGGCAAGCATTGTCTTTCGCTACATCGTTTTTGACTCCTTATTTTGGAGCAAAAGAACTTGAAAGGGCAAACGCTGAAGCGCAAAAAAGAATCTCTAGCGGATACGATGAAGCAGGAAACTACGTTGGTGAAGGATACCAAAAAGGAGAACAATATCTTCGGGAAGGTACAGAACGCGCCGCTGGAGAAATAGGAACAGGATACGAACAGGGTATTGCAGCACAACAGCCATATTCTTCTTATGGTGAACAGGGATTAAAAACCCTTGCGGACCTCGGAAAAGAAAGATTCTCTTTCGATTATACGCAAGATTCTGGGTACCAGGCAAGGCTAAAAGAGGGACAGGAAGCTATCGCTGGAAGTGCTGCTGCAAAGGCCGGACTGCTTTCAAGCGGAACACTCAAGTACTTGAATAAATATTCCCAGGAATTCGCCTCGAATGAATACGGAAACGCATTTAACCGGGCTATGGATACTTACAAGACCGACACATCAAAACGGTTCGATGTAGGCAGATCGCTTGCCGGATATGGTCAAACTGCTGCCGGAAACATATCAAGCATGTACACTGATCGCGGTACAGCCATGGGTAATCTGTATTCAACACAGGGATCTAATTTAGCGAATATGGCAACCGGGTATGGTACTACCATGGGGGAAATGAGCATAGGGGAAAGCGAAAAGCTGGCCGACCTTGCTGTCGATAGAGGAAACATTAAAGCCGGGAAAGTAGCTGGTTACGGTCAGGCGGCATCCGGGTTAGGTAGTAACCTGATTAAGTATGGTGAAGAGCGACTACTTTCTAAAATGGCACCAGTAACGAGGGTATAAAAATGAATCAGCCAAGAGTTGATTTACTAACTATGGTAAAACCTGTTGAGCGCAGAGATCCGTATGAGACTGTACAAAACAGGATAAAGATAAAAACCCTTAACCGGGAAGATGAAACCGCTCAAAAAAAGGCAAAGAATGCAGAAGTTGCCGTTGGGATATTTTCGAAAAAAGGATTAAGCGAAGAATCGATAAAAGAGTACGAAAAGGCAACCGGCGATGTTGAAACAGCTCAGGGGTTATTGAGCGATTATCAAACGCTGCAAAAAGAAAAACAGTATACCGAGAACCTGAACGATATACACCTTGGCAACATGCTGGAACACGCAACCAAGCAGGATGAAGTTGTTGACGACACCTATAAAAGAGCTTCCGCGTTTTTCAGCCAATTGGACTTGAATGATAATTCACCTGAAAACATGAAAAAAATAAATAGTGCGTGGCAATTCTACAGGCAGAACGAAGCTCCGCACATGGCTGTTTACGATGATAAAAATAACATTGTACGCGGAATAAATATGCCGGAAAACCCAGATTTGAATTTTATTGCCAATATCATCCAAAGAGGGAAAGACCATGAAACGCTGAGAGAGGAAAACAAACTAAAACTGGAAGAGTACCTTAAAAATAAAGAGTTGAACATAAAGGCAAGGGATGTTGAATTAAAGGGCGCTAAAGAAGGTACGAAAGTATATAAAGAAGACTTCAAAAGGGAAAACGCGTTGCGCACACAATACAATTCTCTTTCAAGGGATTTTACCAAGGTTAGAGATTCTTATTCAAAAATTAAAAAAGTTGCAGAGGCAGAAAACCCAACATCGGCCGCAGACCTTTCTATTATTTTTAACTACATGAAAATGCTTGATCCAACTAGTGTTGTCCGGGAAAGTGAATACGCTTCTGCAGAAAAAGCCCGCGGTGTACCTGAGACAATACGAAACACATATAACAAAGTTATGAAGGGAAATAAACTTGGTCCTAATCAAAGGGCAGATTTTATTGCAATGGCTGAAGAATTGTACTCGGAAGCGGAAAAGGTACAAAACGAATTAAAAGAAAATTACAGCAATATCGCGAAGTTGTACAACATTGATCCAGGAAGGGTAACAGCGTCTATACCTATTTTAGAGTCAGGAACAAATAAACAAGATACTACACCGGATGAAGACGAGCTTTTTGATGAACTTTTTCCCGGAAAATAAAAATCATGAATAGACGATATTTTTTAACAAAGTTAAAAGAGAGAAACTACACCAGTGAAGAAGCTGCGAAAGCCGAAAAAAAATGGCTTGCCGAAGGTGGTACCTTCGACGACGATGGGGACATAGAACCGATTAAGCCGCCACGCCAAGGAGCAACCCGGGAATGGGAGCCTAATTACCGAGGCCGCGTTCTTGAGGGATTCGAGAAAGCGCGGGAAGAAAATATAAAACGCCAGAAAAACGCAAAGCATCCAAAGCTCCGACAACCTATAGAATACGCAAGAACAGTAACCGAGGCTCCCTATATTGCTCTAAGTGAAATACCCGGAGCTAAACAGGTAGGCGGCGCTATCGGGAAAGTGGCAGGCCGTGCTATCAGTGGAGCCGAACAAATGGCCACCAGAGGCGCAAGGAAAGAGTCAGAGTACACAACCCGACTATCGGAGATGGTTAAGGGCACCCCACGATTAGAAGCCCGGGAAAAGGCTTTAAAACGCGCAGAAGAGACCCCCTCGGTTGGTGAATCGGTTCAGAGACTATCCAGCATGGTTCCGCAGGAAGTAAAAAGCCTTGGGGTTATAGGAATGAATGTTGCCGGGCTGGTTACAGCACCAGGGGCGGCAAAGGATGGAGCTAAGGCTTTTAGTAAAGCCGCAACTGCTACCGGAAAGGCTGTCGGGGAAAAAAGTAAATCGTTACTATTGAGCGGCATGAAGCCTAAAGATGTTACTGCAAAACTCGCTGGAAAAGACGTCGCAAAAGGAGCGCAAAAACTCGTTGATGATATTTCAACGTATAAATTAGAATCTGCGACGGGAGGGTTTAAAGGTATCTCAGAAAAAGCCAATGGTAAAATAGGGTCTTATCTTGATGAGGTAGAAACAGTAATAAATAAAAAGGTGCTTTCCGATCCAAAGGCTTCTATTGATGTTGACGGAACGTTTGTTAATTTTATGGACGACCTGCAATCAGGTAAAATAAACGCTGTTTTTGGAGAAGAGGCAAAATCAGCAGAACTCGCTGATGATATTTACAATGCGCTTGAGATTCGCGGACTTACCGGAAGTCAGACCATTGATAAGATTCCGGAGATAAAGAGAATTATTTCAAATTATGGCGGTGGATTATTCAGAAAGGGACCTTACAATATCGCAAAAGATCCTCTTAAACAACAGGTTGGAGAACTTGCGTATCTTCGACTTACTGACGATCTTGAAAAAATAGTTCCCGAAATACGGCAGTATAATAAAGCTGTTCATGATATTATAAACGTGAAAAAAGCGGCTGATGAAGCGGTAAAACGAATTGGAAACAAAGACAAAATCGGCCTTACTGATTGGATGCTGCTGCTCGGAGGCCCTACAGCGGCACAAAACCTTGGAGTATCTTCTCAGGCAGTAGCCGGAATTCCAGGAGCCGTACTTATAGCGAAAAAAGCACTTGGAAGCGGACGTGGTGCTTCTGCAGGTATTAAAGTCGGAAGAGCGCTTCAAGGAAAACAAAAAGTATTACCGACCACCTCTGCAACAACTGCGACATTTGGTAAGGGTGGAAACTTCTTAAAAAAAATAAAGAGCCAAGAAGGAAGTATTGGTGGAGGATATGATTTTATAGGAACACCTGCTATTCGTGATCCGAAAACAGGAAAAATATACACAGGTAACTGGCAGGGTCATAAATCAGCAATAAGAAAAGCGGAAAACGAAACTGTTGAAAGCAGATTAAAGCATGAACACTTTCTTGATAACACAGGCAGAGAAACTCCAAACGTGGGTTTTATTGATAAAAAAGGAAACTTTATATCAAGAAAAGAAGCCGAAGATATTGTTTCATACAAAAACAAATCTTTAACCGCAATGTATCATTCAGGAAATACAGGGGTAAAAATGTTACTTGGAACTACTGCGGTAGGTGCTGGAGCCCTTGCCGCTCCTGTTATTATAAATAAAAGTAAAAAAGGAAAACTTCTTCATGAGATGAAAAAAGGAAAATAATATGGCTATATTGTCACCATTTCCGGTTTGGCAGATTTTCGATGACAACGGTGTAATCGTTCCGGGGTCGCTTCTTTATACCTATGATGCAGGAACATCGACACCAAAAGCAACATATACCGATCATACAGGGGATACGGCGGCAACTAATCCAATTGTTGCCGATGCAGCAGGGAGGTTTAGCGTTTGGCTTGGTGCCGGGAATTATAAATTCATTCTAACCGATGGCGAAAACGCTGTATTGTTTGATCCTGATACCGTTGAAGGAAATACGATATGGACAAGAGATTACATATCGGGGAGTAGCGGCGGAAGCGGGACCGGTACCTTCCTCGTGGTAGAGAACATCGAGGCATTACGGGCGCTTGAGGTTTATGATAATGACGCAATGGTATATGTAATGGGTTACTACACCAGAGACGATGGCGGCGGCGGATGGTTCAGGTATAATTCCACCAATACCGATACAGATAATTACGGCACGATTATTCGACCTGATTCAGAACCTGAAGAAGGTAGGTGGTTGAGATTTCATGTAAGCCCTACAGTGGATGTAAAATGGTTCGGTGCTGGAATGGAGGCACAATCATACTCTTTTGATGAGGTCTATATTCAACAAGCCATTACTTACGCTGATAGTATAGATGCCGGGGTATACTTTCCGCAAGGCACTTATGCTGTTGAATTCGGCGGGATAATGCTTACCGACAAAATTAAATTAACATTTGACAAAAATGCTGTATTAACAAAACACACATCTGGAAGCTCTATTTTTATAGGTGAAAGCTTAACCGATGTTGTTGTTTCTGGGCTTCGCGTAAAAAACACAAACAATAACGTGTTCGAATTTATCTCTTGCAATAACGTCGATATAATAGACTGCATTTCTGAAAAATATGACGCTATACTAACTTCGGGAACAAAGTTTTGCAAAATAGCTGGGTGCACTAATGTTACAATAAAGGGGTGCAGGTCTTATGATTCGCAACAGCATATATTGATAACTTCAAGTGATGGCACTGTTGATGGTGATTATTCAGAGGGTATCAGAATAATAGATAATACATTTGAGCAAAACGCTGCACATATTGCGCGAATTGCATATGACGCAGAAGACCGTGCACCAATAGCTATTACCGTTCAATATGCTGTTGATGTTCTCATTTCGGATAATAAATTCAAAAATATCGTAGCAGAACAAACAGAACTTGATAAACGAGGTTATTCTATAGCTGAAGCAAATGGTGCTTCAGATAAATTGGTTATTTCTAACAATGTTTTCGAAAATACTACAGCAGATAAATACTGGACAGGTGTTCATATAACCACAACGAAAAACGCTGTAATAGAAAGCAATACTTTTTATTATAATGATGACGTTGCGCAATTAAATGAAAACACTTTTGGAATTGCAACCCTTGCCACATCTGCCGCTGATCATATTCTTATAACCGGAAACTCTTTGAAGGGTTGCCATATTCGGGCGTATGCTGAAAACGGCGCTGATTTGATGTTCAATATTGAGGGTAATACCATTGATAATTCTCATTCTGATGGTATCTATATTGAAAATATAAGCGGCGATAGTACGCAAACGGTAAAGGCGGTTGTAAACAATAACACCATATCAGAATGTCACTATGCAGGTATTAGTATAAATGGGCTTCAGCATTCAACCGTAATCGGCAACATCATAAAAAACATTAATAATCACAACTCCGCGGCATCATCAAAATGGGCTGGAGTAGTTTTTAATTCTTCGTATTCTTCAATTGTAAAAAATAATTACGTTGAAAATATAACCGGTGGCCATGCTCATCATGCAATAGACTTTAATGACAACAGCTATCTTACCAAGTGGGTATATGAGGATAATTATTTTGCTTGTGGCATAGACGACGTAGAGGTATACGGTTCTGGATATACAACATTTCCTTCTGGTGGACTATGGGCTGTCGGAGACGAAACAACGAACGACTTGTATGGTGATACCTCATCGTCTAAATTTAGGTGCATAGAAAAAGGTTCGGCAACAGTGTCTGGAGAGGTTTCCAGTGGTGCCAACGAAATAGTTCTATTAACCGCGACCCCTTCAATAAACAATATTAACACTGGTGACATTATAGGGGTTACTTTATCTGATGATACGATACAGTGGACAACAGCTATTCACAAAACAATTGCAACAACGACATATCGAATAATGACTGCCGACAATCTTACTGAGACTGTTGAGGATTCTGCAGTAGTATACTTTTTAAGATGGAGAAACATATCTGTCGTAAGCGACATTTTTATAAAAGGTGTAAATGCAACAGGTGAAAGACAGGTTATTCTTAATGGTAGAACAATAACCGGTGGAAAGGTCATGGCAGGAGAGACGGCAAGGGGGCTAACACTCACCGTATTAAGTGCAGCAAATTTAAATGTTGATTATTGCGCTAATTTTGATCTTTATTCAAGCGCCGCTCTTGCTGACACCTTGGCTGGTGTTCTTAATAACGCAACAAGGAGCTGGATAGGAATATTAACCAGCCAGGGAGTTTGGAACCAAGACTACTCAGGTTCTCCAACAATAAGTACCGCATTAATTGCAGCAGCAAAAAGGTTAGGACTTTATAAACTTGCGAATGTCCCTACGACAACACCATACAGCTATTCTTATGCTGCTATTTTCAGCGGTTCTGGAATAAGTACATCGAATACCGAACTTAACAGAAGCGTTATTGAAGTACTACAAGACAAAAACGACAATGCGCAGTATGCTATAATAAGCACAACGATAAGTAATGGCGCCGTATCAGGACAACTACAAAACGCAATTATAAGCGGTGACCCTACAGATTCAACGCCAGTAGCTTGTGGAGATGATACAAGCGGCCTTTTAGTCGGCAAAAGATTTAAAATGCGGCAGGGTACAACAATCGGAGACGGGACCGGAACAATATCATATAACCTTGACTTGCCGAATGATGGTAATACTTTTATTTTGGCTGATGATGGAACAGTTGCAAGAATAAATACAGCAGGGTGGGTCGCAGGAAGTAGAATATCCTTTTATAGAACAGGGGATGTTGACATTGCTGCCATTCCAACTAATAGCGGTACCTATGCACGAATAGAAACGCAACAAAGCGTAGATCCTGTTCACGGTAAACTATCTGAGTACGTTCTTATTGATATTGATGGAGCTGGTGATCTGGTATGGGTTGAATGCGGTATTTCGTATATTAATGTGTAAGCAAAAGCAAAATGATCTTCAACGATTACAAAAATGAAATAACACCATTTGCTCTATACGCGCCATACGCGGCACTTACAGCGAGGTTCGACAATGACCTTGACGGGAACCCTTCAGACGGCAACGATTGGATTGAGCATATGGTAGAAGCGCAACACGGGGCATCCGCTATGGTGCGACGGTATCACATAGGTTATGACTTCACCTGCACCGTAGAATTAGACGACCGGTTGCTTGTGCTTAATCTTGGAACCGATACGAAAACAGGCGGTATAAAAGTATGGCTGTCCAATGCAAAAGCACTCCCGATTACTGACAATACGCATAACGGGTTCTATGAGGCTGGATGGAAGACTTTCAAGGCTATTCAGGACGAAATTGAAGATACGAATAAGCCGGTAATTTTTATAGGGCAATCCCGTGGAGCTTCACGATCGTATCTATGCAAGAAGTTTTTTAATGATGTTTATAGAAGAAAATCTGACTGCTTTACGTACTGTCCGCCGAAAACTTTCACTAAAAAAGGTGTAATGGAGTTCAACAGATTGACTGGTGATACATTTAGCATTCTTTCGCATGGTGATATTGTAGACAATCTCGGATTCGGAATCCTTAAGAACTGCGGAACTGTAATCGATTTACCGAAGAGCGGTAATATTATTTCGCGTATCCCGTTTATCGGTGGGCATGCTTATACTTCATACATTGACGGTATGATTAAAATGTTCGCTAAAACCGGACACCATAAAGAGGTAATGTATCTCACCGAGCGCAAGGGCTGGTGTGAGATTTAGGTGCTATTTCCACGATTAACCACCAAAACAAGCCATTCGTGTCAGTTTTTGACACGAAATGGAAATTAGGTTATTGGTTTAAACTTACTTGAAGGCGATACCCTCAAGTTCCCACAACTTATTTTCTACACTTTTACATCACTCATATACATCACCCATACTAAACCTTTCGTTAAGATTAAATACCATATGAATTAAGCGTATACGCCATACTTCTACAAGCCATAGATCCGCGTTTAATACCTAAACGAGTGCAGTCTTGAATCGCCATACAATTCGGATAACCACATGGCGGCAGTGTGGCTTTATCCTTTACTATTTTGATCTGTTGCGTGTTGTGTAAAGTGCATACCTTTTTTTGCATCTAAACCTCTGTTATGCTGTTAAAAGTGACTTTTCATCATCCGACACTGGCCGGTAAGCTCGCTCGAACACATCTGACGGTGACCACGAATTATATACGGAGCTATCTGGATTTGAATACTGCACATGATAACCACTTCGTGAAATGTTATTTGAGTCGCGTTCTGCACCCTTGAATTGAGCATTAAACTCGCCTTCCGACATCGGTTCGGCAAGTATAATCTTTGTTCCAATAAATACTTTCATAAAATACCTCCTGTAAGCGTTTTAACTGCAATTAAGGCTGCACTTTACATTACACACAACTATTTTCCACCATTACCCCTATCGCACTCTTCCCACTCCTCATACTCATGAACAGGAACTTTTTTATCGGCAATCATTTTCATCTTGGTAGTTTTGCTACCGTCTCTTTTCATGTAGATTTTGCCCTTCAGGAAGACGGCGTATTCTTTTTTCATTTCTTTTTCCCGTTGTTCGCGTTTTGATCGAATGTTTTTTGCAGAGCATAATTTATACGTTTTGCCAATTTTAATAAATCAATATCCTCGAATAATACAGGGCTTTCATCTTCGAGATACTGCATTAGTTCCTCACGAATTACTGCGGTATAGTCGTTTATATGCTGCCGTTGAGCGAGTACAGCGGATTTCAGAGTTTGCCATTCCTCGTCGCTTAAAATACACGAACCGGGAACAATTGAAACAACATGGTCGCAATGAGCAATAATTTCACTTACAGTTTTCATGGCAAACCCCTATTATAAGTTTAAGAGTGAAACCTTAAAAAACGCTGGATCGGACGAAGCTTCCCCCGCTTCTCTATATAATCGCAACTATAAGCTGTACGGGCGGTACACGATTCGAACGTGCATATACTCCAAGTATTGCCATGGTGCTGGTTATACATCCTACCATTGGATGAACCGCCCGTATTACTTACCATTCGATCTAATGAACATAAAGGATCCTCACCAGTTATTCAATATTTTGCGATTCATGTACCATGCTTTTAGCACTTTATTTTCTTGCACGATATGTGCTATTACATTTTCTACGTCAATTGACGATATAACAAATGACACATACCCAAGGCAAATGCGCAAAAAACAAGTACGGCCAATTTCAAAATGAAATCCTCCCCAAGAACCAAAACAAAGCCACATTGATAAACCACGCATATAATAAAAATCCTTTCATGTTGTAAAACATACCCGGCTTACCACCGCACAGAATCGAACTGTGAACGAGCGTTTTATAGCCGCTTTACCATTAATTAAGCTAATTTTTCTTCTTATTATTTTCTATCTAAATATTTCTTAATCAAATATCTAATCAGAGAAGCGGACGACCGACCGTCTTTATTGGCAGCTTTTTCAAGTCGATCCTTTTCTGATTTCGTCATCTTCATCTCGAAACGCTCTGTCTTTAATTCTTTTTCTTTTCGAGCGTTGGTAGATGGGTTTTTTGACACAACAGCGCTTTTCTTGTGCCTGTTGCCACCAGACAAACACATATTATACTGTGAAGGATCGAGAGCACAACCCCTCTTTTTACCACGCCAACAGCCCCAAGGGCATGATTTGTCTACGCAAGGTTGAAAAGGTAAATCCATTTGTTCCTCCATTCTTTCACGTTGCCATCTAATATACGTCATTCTTCCGTACCATGCAGGTTATTTTTTATTTATTTTTTTACTGGTTTGAAACACTTTTTATTTGGGTCGCACATATTTCTACTTTTACATATTCCATTAGGTCCACCATAGCACAGTGCAGTAATAAAACCACCTTTATCTTGCGGCCACGGTGGTTCACCTTTCGGCCTTTTCATTCCAAAATCACCATCATCGTCGTCATGGCATTCACACAGCGTTTTATTGTATGGTATTTTTATGCATCTGTTTTTCCTGTTCGCATTGTAATATTTGCATGGTCTGTATTTACATATTTACACGGATGCCTCCTTAACAGTGTTCTTGCGACTATACTTTCGCTTATGAATTTTAATGTCGTCATCAAAATTACTGATTGCATCTATATCAATAAAATGATGATCGGTTGAAGATAATGTTATTTTAGGCATCGTAAAACCTCCTTTATTATTTAAAGTAACCTTTCACCGGCCTGAATACCGGGAGCCACGTTTTCTTATCCACCTCATCACCGATCTGGTAGCGTTCAACCGGTCGAAATTCGTTCAATTCTAACCGACTTATTGACGGCCAATCTATCGACTTGTCTCCTTCTCTGATCACCATTCCATCGGTGAGGGATACTACGCTTCCGTCAACGTCGTGTTCTGATGTACAATCGGATACCATACTTAATACTTCAGTCGCACTGTATCCATCGTGGGTACTCACCAGCAGCTTTTTATTCAGCTTTTCCATGTCGATAAGTTTAATCATCGGTCACCTCTTCTATCGTGAGTTTTACCTTCTTATCATCATTGTGTATATAAATATTATCCCTATAGTTTTTATTACGTGGCTATTCATGTATCCTACAACCTCAATCTTTTCCATGGTTAGCCTCCTTGATGCAAGCCCATTGGAATGCCATTGCTTCCGCTATTCCTGGATAGGTTTTTGATCTCAATTTGCTGCGGTCTTTCGATGGTGGCATTTTCCATATTCTATTCTCTCTTCCATCAGCGATATTTGTTGGTTCAAGGAGCGGTAATCCATGCAACCACAACCACGTTTCTTTAGTTTCACCATGCCCGAATTGCCACGGGTGTATTATCTGTGACCGTTTACCAATATATTTTTGCATTATGGTTTTGGGTTGTTCGAGGGCCACTTTACTGCATTTTTTACACGCCAATAACCAGAGCTGTTTACAAAATGTTGCTCCTTTAATGCGTTTATCGCTGTTCCAGTACCACCTGTTTCCGCTCAAGGCAGTATATGTGCATGGTGGGTGCATTATTATCAGATCACATGACATAGTCGCGATAACAACCATTGCATCTTTTTGTAAGTGCCATTCTGGATGACCACCTGAACAAGGCTGAAGATCACATGAGTACGCCTCGTGTCCTCTTTCCCTAAAAGCTATGCAAACTTCCTGACTTTCTTCACACGCTACAAGCACCTTCATGGTTATATCTCCACAATGTCTATGTTGTAAATATCTTTTATCAGGTCTTTTTTCAGGCTATACAAATCAGTTCTTTTTCCTTTAACGTCCTCATGCGTTATGTGGCCGTCAGACCAGAACACTTTAAAATCAAGGAAGTACCTTCTTTTTTTTATGCCTTTTGTTATCTCATAAGGAACTTGCATTTCAAAGAATTTAACAACACCGCATCTCATGAGCATTTTAAGATCACAGTACCGTTGTCCCTCACGCTTAGACCTGAATTTAATACCGTCGATTTCTACAATGATGTTTTTGTACTTAGACTTCTTTTTAATATCAATCTCTCCGAACGCATCTTTAATTTGCTTTTTGATATAGTTAGGTAGATTGTATTTGCCAACGTCTTCAGAGCGTCTAATGTTCATTAAAAAAGAGCCTTTATCCAAGCCATTTCAAAAATATCAAACTTTGTTTCGATCTTTATTTAATTATTACATCACTTTCTTCTGTCCATTTATACCACTGCGTTTTATTCCTCATTATTTCTTGAGAAGGCTGAAGAGGTAACAATTTGTATTCTGCGTTGATGACAAGATCACAACCAGTACTACCACACATGAAGGCAGAGCTAAACGACGCGTCTATCATTCGATATGCGTATAGCGTTTCGTTTTTTTGAGGGATGTCATATTCTTGGTCAAGAACATCCACTTTACCTTTATTGTCAACTACGACTCTTAAATAAACAGGTGTACGTTTAAAATTTAACCTGCATCCGTTTGCTACGCCACCAATGAAGCTAATCACTATTTACCTACTCATACTGGTTAAAAACATTCCAAGACACTTCCCGATCTTCGACCAGTATCACATCTACACTGGTTTTATTCTTCTTGTGCCGGTATTTGTGGAATTTCTTTAGCGTCGGCATTGTGTTCCTTTGCAGTATATGATATTTTTCTTTCTCTGATTTCATTTATCATTGGAGCAACAGTATTTCCTCCTCATGCAAGCAAACCAGCCATGTGAAATGCTTGTAATTCTATATCCCTAATAGCAAACCATTCCATAATCTTTCTTTCTGTTAAAGTTAAAGTACACTATCTTGTGATTTAAGTTTCGTTCCTTCGGTTAATTCCGCGTAATGCGTAGCTGCATGACATAGTTTTACACGACTGCATTTCATAAGCGTATCAGATAGGTAATATTTACTTCTCAGTACGACATATCCTTGTTTACGTCGTCTATCGAAACACTTGATCGGCTTAAAGATGAGGGCGGTTTTACATTCAATCCCATCCATTGTTTTCCCTATTCGTTATCTTTAAAATATTAGGAAAGACGTTTAATTCAACCTCTCCTGTTGGCCCGTTTTTGTTTTTTGCTATATTGACTTGTAGAAGGTTTTTCAATTTATGATCTTTTGAGCAATCCCTGTAATGTAGTGGGGCATATACAAGCATTATTATATCTGCATCAGCTTCAATATTACCACTTTCCTTTAGGTGGTATAATTGCGGTTGATTGCTTTCTTCCCCTGGATAACGAGCCATTTGAGATAAAGCCAAAACAGGACACCCTATTTCACGTGGCAACGCATGAAGTTCAGAAGAGATAACATTTACTTTTTCTCTTAGAGTCATATTTCCAGGAACAAAAATGTTTTGCATAAAATCTATGGTAATCAAATCAATTCCGCCATACATTGATTTCGTTTTAACACTTTTGGCGTATATTTTATCTATGGTTATTTTCGTAGTGTCGTCAATAAAATAGCGAGAAAAATCATTTTTAAGTATAGATTGTTCAAGTTTTTCACAATCTGATATTTTTGCATATCCATTTTCGTAATATGCTAAATTTATTTCAGCCTCAGAAAAGATACCCCTTCTTACCTCTTTTCCCCTCTCAGTATCAAGAACGAAGTGTAAAACAGTTTTTCCTTCCTTAACGAGCTTCCTGTTTATCTGACTTGCAAGGGTTGATTTAAAGTTCGATGGCCTTCCGCCCAAAACGACATAATCGAACTTTGTTATACAAAGACGAGAGTCTAAGTCTAACAATCCAGTTTTTATGTATGCTGCTGTTTTATTCGTTATTATTTGCTGAAGTTCATCCATTTGCCCTTGTATTAAATCAGAAAACCTTGTAAGTCTATCGTTATATTCATAAATAGTATTCAACTCTGAAATGGTTTTTGTTGTTGTTATAATTTCTTTTTCGTCGTCTTCGTAGTATTTATTAATTGCATCGTTACAAATTTTAATTGCGTTTCTCCTACGAAACTTATCAATAATGGAATCAATCTCGTGTTTTCCGTTGACACTAAACCCCATTTCTAAAAAAGATGAAATGTTTAATTCTGGATCACATTCAATAGCCTTTTGAAGAAGGTATTCAGAACTGTTCTTATTTTCACAAAAAAGTGTAAATATTTTTCTGTGTGTTGTATGATAGAAGTGCTCAGGTAACAACTTTTCAATAGCATTTGCAAGTATCACTTTATCTAAAGCCATACCAGTCAAAAGGCATCGCTCTGCCAATATGTCTTGTGGTGGTATTCTATCTGCTTCCATCAGTACAAAGGCATCTTTTTTGTTTGAACCTTATTTGTATCGCCATCGCTTTTATTCTTTTCCCATGTCCGGATAGCTGCCTGCCAGTCTTTTATTTTCGTGGTATACCCCTTTGGCTTCCATCCTCTGACTTCATAGAAATCAATAAACGACTGTGGGTTGATTTTGTTGTTTCTTTCGTTACAGTATCGAGTAACCATCTCAAGAGTAGGGGGGACAATGAGCCATTCGGGTTGTTCTAGTCTTTTATCTTTTTCATGAGACTCTATTCTTAAATCATTATTTTCATTTTCATTTTCATTTTCATTTTCATTTTCATTTTCCATATGTTCTACATATGTATCATCATATGTTTCGCATGTGTCATTCATATGTTTGTTTTTTTGTGAGTTTCTATTGTTTTTTCTACTCTCAGAGTATTTTTTACGCTTAATAGTACTTTCTTCAACCCATTCTATGAAATACATATGATCGTCACATGATAAACATATCTGTATATTTTTCCAGCACAAATCAAAGTCTTTTCCGAGAACATTTTGTATTTGATCGAGTGTCATTCTTCCTGTTTTTCTTTGGAACTGAATAAGGTCAAAGTAGCATCCACGTTCAAGCCTATTCATATGAGAAACATCTCTTGCTGCGTCTCCGTCATAAAACAAAAAAGCCGGATCTCGTGACATAAATGCTTATCCAAAAAGTCCCGCCCCGCGATGAATCGGCAGAAACATTCGCGGATGCGGCTGGCGCCTACGGGACAGTTAGTTATCTTTTTTTACGTTTTGAATTTTGCCGATTCATACCAATAAAATAACAAAAGAACAGGTTAAAATCAACTGGTTTTTTCTGGTTTTGTAAAAAAATCGTATAGCTCTTCAATGGAACGAATACCATATGAAAATCTCTCAAACTCATCGAACGTCGGGAACCTCTGGGAACCTGGAAAGTGGGAAATATCAAACAAATTTAGAGGTACTTTGTTATCTACAATACATTCAATTAAATCACTTAGCGCAGTATCTTTATCACTTGAAGTACTTTTAAACTTCACTAGAAACTCATGCTCGAACCACTCCTCTTTCTGATGCTGTTCCAAGGGCTTTACTTCAAACTCACCTGCAATGTACGATAGCTGCCTTTTGATAGCTTCTTGCACCTCTTCCGGCTTTGTGGAAGGGGATTGCATCGTTACCTCGAATTTATACTCGTTCCTAGTTGTATCTTTTGCTACCCCAACTACAAAATCCTTGATAGAAACCATAAATCCACAGGTGGGACACTCTACTTCAGTAGTCTCAATATGCTCACACGCTGCAACCCATATGCGGCCGCATTTTGGACACCTTATACTTCCAATTTTGCTTATCATAAAAATCCTTTCGTTAATCGCTTTATCTTAGTTCAAACTCATCGGCACAGAATCTAAGGCAGTAATAGCACTCAATGCTATACCTACCGTTTGCCGGATTAAAATTAATACATTTGTTTTTGCAGGTATTTCTATCATTATCAACAACTGATTCGATGCCATAAAACCTACCGATAGTCGTTTTGAGGTCTTCCAGTTCCTCGGCAGTCACGTCTGGTTTTACGTCGCAGATTATTTTCATGACTGTTCCTTTTCGACCTTACCATACAGGGAAAGAGATATTTCTGAGTACATGTTTTCCAAATTATTGATAACGTTATCAATAATTTTAACCGATGTATCAATAGAGGATTCAAAGCCCTGAACAACCATTTCGGCAACCTCTTTATCTTTCTCGAACATTTACATTCCTTCTTTCGCTATTGTTTATTGGTTAGATCTGATCAAAAAGGCAAGTCAGAATCGTCTATAGGCGGTGGCACGTCGGTTTGTAGTTTTCTATTAGAAGAAAAATCAATTTCTTTCTTTTTTGGAACTTGTAGTTTCCCGCTTTCAGCGGTTGCCACACTACAAAGAAACGCTATTTTTAAAGATGTTCCAATGGTACCATCTTTTTTTTCGTATTCTTCTTCTGCAAGCATTGCTCCGACAAAATTTCCTCTGAGTGTGCTTTCATCAAAGTCAAATTTATATCCGGGATTTGACTCCTCTATTGCCTTAATATCGCCTTTGAAATATGGAAGCGATCCTTCGGTGTTGGTAACGCGACGATGTTTAAGATAGCAGTCATGTTTCCTGTCGTCCGATATTTCGGTAAATTTACGGGCATATTCACCCTTGGCAATATCAAGCGTAAGAACAAGCATATCGTTACCAGTGGTTGCCTTTTTGCTTTCTGCTTTGAGAATTTCTAAAACATAAGCTCCTGGCGGAACTGGTTTTCCACCGCTGAAAGATTTTGCTTCGGCCTGATCATATCCTGTTGGCTTATTCACTTTTCATCTCCTTTGTAATATTGATTTATACTGTTTATTACCAATTGAAGGTCATTTGATATTTTGTCTTCTAAAAACATTCCATCTGGTGTTTTTGCCGGGCTTGTTCCATCGTTTTGAGTAAAGAAGTAGTTTTTATTACCCTCCCTTTTTGCATATAAAACGATTGTGAACATACCCGGAATATCAATTTTTTCATCAAGCATTTTACCGATAGTTTTCGCCTTGATAATTCCAAACTCGGTTGTTTCGCAATGATGAAGGAATACAATAAAAAGATTCTGCCTCATCATTTTTGAATCCCATAACAGATTCCAGAAGTTGTCTGCAATGTTGTTGTAGAGATTAAAAACATCGTTACCCTTACCCTGGGTAGAGTGTTTTTTCATGAATTCATTTACAATGAGATATTGAGAATCGTCAATTACCATTGTTGTGATTTCAGGTCTTTTCTGGTCAACATATTTTACGGCTTTTTTAATAGAATCATAATCATCGGTAGAAAGCATATTACCGTTTTTGTTTGATTCGTTGTTAATTTCAGTATACATTGACCTTGAGCTTTTAAAAGGAAGCTCTTTTCTACAAACGTTTATCATGAACGTTTTTTTGCTATCAAGCGTTCTCATTGAAGTACTTTTTCCTGATCCGCTTGCTCCAAGAATTAATATTGGAGTACTCATAGTATATTTTATCCTTTCAGTTGATTTTCCCGGAGTATCATTTGTATACCGCCATACTGTTCGGCAAGGTAGTATTGTACACAAAATAAAAAAGCCCGGATTTAATCAAACTTTCCTTCCTCCCCCTCTCACAAAGAAGGAAGGCGCAATTAAATCCGGGCGTAAATATCGTTTCCGAAGTGTGAAAGGTTTTGTTAAAGAACATCGACCCAGAATCAACTGGATCGAATTTAATATAGTTAAATTATTCATGGGATGCAAGATTATTTTAACCTTTTTTCATAAGTGCGTTAAGAGCCTTACGAAGAAGCCCTTTGTCCATCGTCATATCAAGAACGGCTTCGATTGATTTGCCGACCGGGGCCCCGTGTTCCTTGCAGTACGCCGTGAATTTATCATGGATTTCTTTACTCATTCTGAATGATACTGGTACTTTCATGTCCTGATTTCCTTCCGTTGTTGTTGCCGTAGTTTGCCATAAATACTATTGCCGCTACCATGGCGATGAAAACTATTGTCCAGTAGAGTTTATCGGTCATAGTATTGTCCCCTCCTCCGCACGTTTAATGAACCTAAGTATTTTTTGCTTTACGTCATGCCTAACCTCACGTCTTTCGATTAGTATGAAATTGCATTGTTTAACTGATATTTCAAGCTCTTCGGAGAGCCAGCGAACATCGTTATTGTGAACGTATTTACGTAAAACTTTTATTTCTTTGTCGGTAACGCGGTAAAAATTTGATCCTTTCCGCTTAGACGACGATGTTATACGCCTCTTTTCCGTGGGTTGCTCCCTCTCTTTTCCGATGATTAATCGTAAATGCTCTTTGATTTCCTTCGGGACACGACCGCCATATCTTATCTCTATTGCCGGTCGTCCTCTTAAATCGAACTCCATCATGTTACCGGAACCGGCATATTGATAGAGGATATTTTTTACCAACGGATATTTTTTACCAACGGATATTTTATTGATATTTCGTTGATAGCTTCACGCATTTTGGTGGTTATCCCTTCGGGATCTTTTACGTTTGCACCATCGTGACGTTCTCCCGGAACCAGTGGTGTCATTATTTTACTCCTTCCTTCATCCCGGCAACCAGGTCGTTCCAATGCTGCCCGAATGTTTTCTTATGATTTTTTTTGTAGACAGCATCGTAAATGCCGGTACTGTCAAGGCCTGATCTTACATAACCATACCACTCCTTTTCTGTGATTTCGAGACCCTTCCACGGTTTAGATAAGTGCGTTCGTATTGATACTCCGACAGAAACTATTTCCATGATTTCCTTTTCAGACAATCCTGAGTCAATCGCAATAGTTAATTCCGATGACGAAGTTAGCCCCAAAGCCTCCCATTTCTTGATTTGTTCCTGAGAGAAACATATTGTAGCAAGAAATAGAATGATGATCGGTTTCATGATGGTTTCCTTTCTAAAAACCGCCGACGGCAACGGGCGAGGAGAGATAGGAGAGTAACCCGCTGCCGCGACGTATTGCTTATTGAAGCTTCTTTACTTTTGTAAATACAGCTTCAGTTAAAATAATACGACATATGTCTGCTGTTTTTTTCTTGTTTTTATTTCTTGCATCAGCATCATCAGAAGCAGCATCATTAGCAGCATCATCAGAAGCAGCATCATTAGCAGCATCATCAGAAGCAGCATCATTAGCAGCATAAACAGCAGCAGCATCAGCAGCAGCATTAGCAGCAGCAGCAACAGCAGCATCAGAAGCAGCATAAGCAGCATGAGCATCAGCATCAGCAGCAGCATAAGCAGCATAAGCAGCAGCAGCATAAGCAGCATAAGCAGCAGCATAAGCAGCAGAAGCAGCAGCAGAAGCATCACCATCAGCAGCCG